AGCCAGTACGTGACCACTTTGGCAGAGTCAAGGTGACTAGCGGATTCCGTAGTGTAGATTTATGTCTTGCTATTGGTAGCTCTGCAAATTCACAGCATGCCAAAGCTGAGGCCGCAGACTTCGAATGTATTGGTGTAGATAATGCAGAACTTGCAGATTGGATATATAAGAACCTAGAGCCAGATCAGCTTATCCTCGAGTACTATACGCCCGGAGAACCCAACAGCGGATGGATTCACTGTAGCTGGATACCTGAAGGTAGACGTGCACAATTTATGCATGCATATAGATCTGAAGGTAAAACAAAGTATAAACCAATAACTGGAAAGGCAGTCGATTTAGTTTAGTGGATTTATATTCTATTAAAGAACCTATTTTGGCTGATAAAGTTTTACATGAAAATGATAATCTAGCATTATTAAATTATCTTTTTACTCACAAAAAATTTGCTGTAGCAGTTAATAACATAAGATTAGGAGCTAGATTTGAAAAAGCTTTATTAGAAAATGTTCAGCATGCTGGATTTGTCTGTAATACCTATGGAGATGAAGATAAAGAATTTTCTTTTAACGACCCCTTAAACGTTTATGCGTTTGTTATCGTAAATCAATTAAGTAAAAATTTAGGTTTTAAATATGAAAAAATAGACAGAGTTAATTATAATTATTATTGTCGAAATCAACACGCAACAGATCATACGGATTCTTCCGAAAAAAATGAAATATCAATTGTTTATAATCCTCACACTACAGATGGAGGAACAAAAATATTAGACAAAAAATACCCAGATATTAGTGGTCAAGCTAAAATTTTTAAAAGTAATTGGTTACATAGTTCGTATTCAACTATTAAAGATAAGGGTAGAGTATCGTTAAACATTAAATTTAAAATATAATGCCAAAAAGAAACCCCATAGCAAAAAACCTAAGGTCTTCAAAATTTAGTCAAAAAGTGGTACAATCAGGCAAGTTGTACAATCGTAAAAAGGAGAACTATGCCACTAACAAAAAAAGGCAAGAAAATTATGAAAGCCATGAGGAGTGAATATGGCAAAAAAGAAGGTGAAAAAGTTTTCTATGCTTCAAAAAATAAAGGAAAAATAAAAGGTGTAGAAAAAGCTGCAATGGGAAGGGCTATGTTTAGACAAACTACTTCAAAAGCTCCTGGTGATGCACAAATGAGAGTAAAAGAACCTTATGTAGGCAGCTATATAAAATCTGAAATCGATGGAACTAAAATTTCAAATAAGAGTTATGAAAAATATTATGGCTCTTTACTAAAAGGATTTAAAAGATAATGGCAACATCAGGAACTACATCGTTTAATTTAAATATTGATGATATCATTCAAGAGGGTTATCAAAGGTGTGCAATCACTACAACATCTGGTTATGATTTAAAATCTGCTCGAAGAAGTTTAGATTTATTATTCGCTGAATGGGGTAATCGTGGTATTCATCTTTGGAAAGTAGAATTAAATGAAAATGCTATGGTATCAGGACAAGCTGAATATTCTGTTGCATCAGATGTCAGTGATGTTTTAGAGGCTTTTGTTTCATCTACAGCGACTGCCAGCGATAATGCAGATACACAAGACATATCTTTGACTAAAATTGATAGATCTGCATATGCTGCTTTGCCAAACAAACTTGCAACTGGTCAACCATCACAATATTATGTTGAAAGAAAAACAACTCCTAAAATTTATTTATATCAAGCACCTGATCTAAACACATACACAACATTGAAATATTATGTCATAAAAAGAATTGAAGATGCTGGCGTTTATACAAATGATGCAGATGTTGTTTATAGATTTTTACCATGCATGTGTGCAGGTTTAGCTTATTATTTATCAATGAAAGTTGCACCACAGATGGTTCAACAAAATAAATTAATTTATGAAGATGAATTGAAAAGAGCTTTAGATGAAGATGGTCAAAGAACATCTACATATATTACACCTCAATCATTTTATCCTACAGGAGTATAATATGCCATCATTATTTGCAAATCCATTAGCTCAAAAAGCATTTTCATATCTTCTAAGCAAAGCAGGATTTGGAGCTAGAGACGCTATTGGTATGGTTTCAAAAAAAATGAACGATGATCAAGCCTTATTGAAATTAATGAAAGAATATGGATACAAACCAAAAAAAGTTACAACAACAAAAACAACATCAGTTGACAAGCCACTTGGTCCTGGAGGTAAAAAATAATGGCAAAATATGCAACAGGAAAACGTAGTCAAGCAATATCGGATAGATCTGGTATGGCATTTCCATATACTGAAATGGTTAAAGAATGGAATGGTTCTTTAGTTCATTATTCTGAGTTCGAGCCTAAACATCCACAGATAAGAAGAAAACACGCAACTGCAGATGCTATTGCTTTACAAAATTCTAGAAATATGAAATTTCAAACACCAACACAACCTTTTATAAATGATAATACAAGTGATGTTACAATTGCTAGCTCTGGTGGACAAGGTATGGCAACAGCTAACTTAACATTACCCGGACAATTTGCTTTCTTAACTGTTGGAGCACCAACTGAGTCAGTTGAAGGAAATAATATTACAACTATGACACCAGCAGATCCAGCAGTACAAAATAGAAAAAGAGAAATTAATTTAACTTTAGGTTTAACAACAGTGAGTATCTCATAATGGCTGTAACACATTCAAATTTTTTAAGTCAGGTAAGAAACTACACAGAAGTAAGTAGCACAGTTTTAACTGATGCTATTATAAATGATTTTATTAGATTTGTAGAATTAGATATTGCAGGTAAAGTTGATTATGATGACCTGAGAAAATATGTGACATCTAATTTTACTGTAGGAAATAGGTATGTTATTTTACCATCTGATGCCTTAGTCATAAGATCTGTGCAAGTTATTGACAGTAGTAATAATAGAACTTTTTTAGAAAAAAGAGATACTAGTTTTATTTCTGAATTTGCACCCAATGATAGTACGACAGGCACACCTAAATATTATGCTAATTGGGAAGATAATGTTCAACAAGGACCTGTAATTTTAGTTGCTCCAACACCAGCAACAGCAGATACAGTACAAGTAAATTACATTAAAAGTCCTCCAAATTTTACAAGCACTACTAATACTTACATTTCTACTAATCAAGAATCTATGCTTTTACATGGTGTTCTAACAGAGGCTTTTAGGTTTTTGAAAGGTCCTGAGGCTATGTACAAACAGTATTTTGATAAGTATAATGAAGAAGTACAGAATTTTGCTCTACAACAAATGGGCAGAAGAAGACGAGCGGAGTATGATGATGGAGTTCCAAGAGTTAAAATTCCAAGTCCTACTCCTAATACAACTTATTAATAAGGAGAATAATTATGGCAATAACAACAAATGCAATCTGTGATTCTTTTAAAAAAGAATTACTACAAGGAAGTCACGATTTTGATGCATCAACAGATACATACAAATTAGCAATGTACACAAATTCAGCTACATTAGGTAAGTCTACTACAAACTACACAACACCAAATGAAGTTTCATCACCATCAGGTTATACTGCTGGAGGTAAAGCTTTAGTAAACCAAGGTGTTAAAGTTTCATCATCAGTAGCTATTACTGATTTTGCTGACTTATCATTCGTAGGTGTAACTCTTACTGCAAGAGGTGCATTAATTTACAATACAACAACTAATGGTGGTTCAGGAACTACTGATGCTGTAGCTGTATTAGATTTTGGTGGAGATAAAACTGCAACGTCTGGAACTTTTACAATTCAGTTTCCAGCATTTACAACATCTGCTGCTATTTTGAGATTAGCTTAATTTAAAGGAGGAGCCTAGTGGCTGACATTACAGTACCAGTTCAGTCGCCAGGCTCTGAATATTGGGGCCAATCCACTTGGGGTTCTAATGATTGGGGTGGATCAGGACTTTCAGTAACTACAGCTCAAGGCTCTATAACAACTTCTGCAAATGCAGATGTAAACGTTACTGGCATACAATTAACATCATCACAAGGAACTACTGTTGGTGGTACTTCTGCTTTAGTATTAGTTACTGGTAGTTTAGAATCTATGGCTGTTGGAAGCACAGTTGTTGGAATAGGAGTTCCACAAACTGGTATTTCAATGAGTTCAAGTATTGGTGCTGCTACAGTTGATGAATCACAATTAACAGGTATTGGTTGGGGTAGAAGAGCTTGGGGTAATTTAGCTTGGGGTGAAGCTTTTTCAGTAGCAGCTACAGGTCAAACAATAACATCCACTATTGGAACAGCAACAGCATCAGCAGATTTTACAGCTAGTGTAACTGGACAACAATTAACCTCAACACTTGGTAGTTTTTCTTTAAAGATTGATCAAGACATAACTGTTTTTGCAGCAGAGGATCAACTTGATTTTACTATTGGTACATCGACTTTTGACGCAGATGCAAGTGTAACTGTATCAAGTGCAGGTCAATTAACTGGTTCTATAGGCACAACTGTTGCCGGTCTTAAAACACCAGTAGATGTTTCTGGAATTCAAGCAACTATGTCAATTGGCACAATTGCTTTAGAACAGTCTACAAATGAACCAGTCACAGGACAACAAGTTACACTATCGTTAGGACAACATGCTGAAATACCAGGTCAAATTATTGGGGTTTCTGGTCAACAATTAGCAGGGTCAATAGGCTCAGTCACAGCGACTGGTACAGCTACTATTAGTGTAACTGGTATACAATTGACGGCTTCTTTGGGTAGTGTTAATATAACTGCGTGGCAAGAAATCGATCCAGGTGTTACTAATGTATGGACAGAGGTTGATTTAGCAGCGTAGTTTAAGTATAATTACTATTATAGGAGAATTTTTTTATGACATCTAGTTACTCAACAGATTTAAAACTTGAACTTATGGTCACTGGCGAAAACGCTGGTACTTGGGGTGATAATACAAACAATAATTTAAATTTAATTCAACAAGCCATTGCTGGTTTTGAGCAAGTAACACTATCTAGTGGTGGAACTTTAGCTTTAGCGATGACTGATAAAACTATTTCTAATGCTAGAAATATGGTAATTAAATTTGCAACAGCTACAATAGCTGCTAGTACAATTTGTACTATACCAGATAGTATAGAAAAATTTTATATTTTTGATGCAACTGCATTAACTAATCCAGAAAATTTAACAATTAAAACTGCATCAGGAACTGGTTTTACATTAGATGCTGCAAAAATTTATGCTGCATATTCTGATGGAACAAATTTAAACGAAATTTCATTAGACACTTTAGGAGGCACAGTTGCTGCTGCACAAATTGCTGATAGTGCAGTAACCACTGCTAAGATTGCAGACGATGCTGTGACTTCAGCTAAAATTGCAGACGATGCAGTTGTAGCTGCAGCTATCGCAGACGATGCTGTTGTAACCGCTGCGATTGCAGACGATGCAGTTGCGACTGCCAACATAGCTGACGATGCTGTAACTGCAGACAAACTTGCTAACACTGCAGTAACTGCTGGTGCTTACACAACAGCTAATATTACAGTTGATGCACAAGGAAGACTAACAGCTGCCGCATCTGGTTCATCTGGGTCTCCTTCAATGATTTTAACACACACAAGTTTAACTGATTCTAATACGGATGCAGGTTTAAGTTCAACATTTACAGCTAATCCAGCTACGACAAAAATAAATGTTGTATTAATTGGTGGAGGAGGAATGGTTGGTAATTTTAACAGACCTTCTTCCCAAGCTACTGCAGGGACTGGTGGTGCAGGATTATGGAGCACTACAATTACACAACCTTTTACAGTTCCAATTTCAGTGGGTAACGCTGGAGCTCCAACAGGACCAACTACAGGACAAGCAGGAAACCCATCAGTATTCGGTAACTTTGTTGCAAATGCTGGAAACGGTGGAGAAACTGGTAATCCAGGAAACGCACCAGGAGCAACTTCAATTTACACAGATTCAAATGTAACAATGCCAGCAACTAATATAAACCATATTTGGCTAACTGGCCAAGGACAATCTCCGGGAGCTGGTTCTGGAAGAGGTGGCTCGGGTTCAGGTTCGACTAATAATCCAAACCCACCTGCTGGAGGCGGTGCTATTTTAATTTATGAAAATTTAGGAGATTAATATGGCAAAATTATTATTTAATAAAGACCAAAATAAAAGCGAAGGTTCGTTTGGTTTAGCTTTAGCAGATGGTGAATCTGTAGCTAACGAATGGACATATGATGTTGAGACAATTACACAAGAACAATACACACAGTTAGTAAATGGGTCAAAAATAATAAATTCAGATAATGGAAATATTACATTAGTAGATGCTCCTATTTGTCAAAATAAAGAAGAATACGATCAATGTTTGAGGGCTTTAAAATCTAATCTTGCAGAATTAAGTTGTAGTTACACTTACGCTTCTAAATACCACACTGAAGGTTTTACAAATTATGTAAACCAAGTGAACGAAATAGATTCATCTACTATTAGCTTTCCGTTAGGCACATCTTTTATAAATGATATAAGTACAAGATGTCCAGATTTTGTAAGTTTTATTACTAAATAAAATTTACATAAAGTAAAAAAAATGTATATATAGGTATATGTTTTCTAGGGATAATATAATTCAATTTAAAGCAGATAAATTTTTTATAGAAAATAACAAAGATATTTATCCTGTTCCTTCTTTAATAAATATTCCAGATTGGTTTAAAAAACTAAAACATGTAAAAGAGCATCAAACAGTAAAAGGGTGTATGCCTTTTTTAGATGCTATTTCAGCTGGTTACATACTTAAAAATTCAACTGATTTTTGTATTAAAAAGGAAGGTGAAAAAACTTATATAGAATATTCTTTAGGTAGAAATCCAACAGATTATAATTTAAATGCTGCAAATAATCACTCGGACCATCCTAAAATTCAAATGGAAGGTTCTCCATTAGTAGAAAAAAATAACATGCCAGCCTTTTTAAAAATACTAAATCCTTGGATTATAAAAACTCCTCCTGGATACTCATGTTTGTTTGTAAATCCCTTAAATAATTCTGACGATAGATTTGAAGCAATAGCTGGTATTGTTGATACTGATATTTTTAGAGGACAAATTAATTTTCCTATTACTTTAAATAGTGATAAATATAATAAAAATTTTGAACATTTGGTAAAAAGAGGATCGCCTGTAGTACAAGTAATTCCTTTTAAAAGAGAAAATTGGAAAATGAAAATTACAGAGGAAAAAGATTATACACTTAATAAATTTTTAGCAGTATGGAATACAAATTTTTTAGGAAAATATAGAGATAGAATATGGCAGAAAAAAAAATGGAAGTAAAAGATTTAATTGATATTCAAGACAATGCTATTGATATTAGAATGGTAGCAAGAATAGTAGAAGTATATGCAAAAAGAAAAAATATTTTTGAAGATGCAAAGGTAGGTCCTACTAAAGATGAGAATGGTTTATTAAAAAAACACATAAGAAGTGCAAAAAGTGTGAACTTAAATAGAAATGCAAAAAGTTTAACAGATGTTCGATGGGGAAATAATTTATTGTCTGTGTTTCTAAATGGGTTAGCTAGATATAAGGAAAATAAAAAATTAAAACATTTAGAAGGTATTATGGTAAATGATATTCAATTACTAAAATATAATGAAGGTGATCATTATATATACCATATTGATCATGGCCATTTTGTACCTAGAACTTTAAGTTGTATATTGTTGTTAAATAATGATTACGAAGGGGGTGAGGTTTCTTTTATAGATCCTCAAGGTAACAATGAATTTAAAGTTGAGACAAAACCAGGTAGATTAATTGTTTGGCCTAGTAATTTTATGTATCCACATAAAGTAAATAAAGTAACGAAAGGAACAAGGTATTCAGTTGTATCATGGGCACTATAAAAGATTTTAAATATAAAAAAATAGAAAATTTTTTAAGTAAAGAAGTTTTAGATTTAGCTAGCACTTACTGTGAAATTAAACATAGACAAACCGATACTATAGAAAACCCAAACAGGCAAGAACTTGCAGGTAATTATGACACTGCATTTTACGCAGATTATTTTACTGAATCTTTATTAATGCGAAGTGTTAATAAAATGAATGATTTAACAGGTTTAAAATTATCACCCACTTATTCTTATTGGAGAATGTATACTTTTGATTCTCAACTTAAGGAACATACAGATAGGCCTGCTTGTGAAATAAGTGTTTCAATTAATATTAGTAGTAGTGGGGAAGAATGGCCAATTTATATGAACGATAATCCAATTATATTAAAACCAGGAGATGCAGTAATTTATTTAGGTTGTGAATTAAAACATAGAAGAGAAAAATTTACTGGAGACCATAATGCACAAATTTTTATGCATTATGTTGACAAATTTGGTCCTTTTTCTAATTATCTTTTAGATCAAAGAGGTTTACCTGGAGATCGCTGTACATAGGTTTTAAATACAATCTTAATAAGGTATAATACCCATATGCCATTAACAAATGTACAAATAAGACCTGGATTTAATAAACAAGTCACAGCTACTGGAGCTGAGGGACAATGGACTGATGGAGATTTTGTTAGATTTAGATATGGGCTCCCTGAAAAAATAGGGGGTTGGGAACAGATAACATCTAAAACTTTAGTAG